GTCGATATTTCGATTAGCAAGCGGCTGAAGGAAGTCTTCCCTTAGTCTGCGAGCCGTGTTAATGTTGACATATTTTCTACGATCAACAATGTCACCAAGATGAATAACTGTTCCAATTTCGTGCTCGTCCAAGTAAGGAAAAAATACATTTTCGAAAAAATCCTTTGAATTATCGAGGAAAGATGCGTGATCATTTCTTATCCCGTGGTGCGTGTCAGTTATAAGTGCAATTTTCATATAGCATCGGCGTCCTCTGAAAACTTCTCTACTCCATTTAGTATAACCTCTTTTTTAGGTTTAGTCAACTTATTTTCGAAGTTCCTGATTAAATCTTCCGAGAATTCGTTGCTTTTGAGATGCTGCGTTTGTTCTATTCCACCATCGCTCATTAATACCGTGTTCTCAAAATTCTTATGCTTGATGTATGATTGTTTCTTCTCTTTATGGATTCTCCTTAAGAAGGCGTTCCAAGCAATCTGCGTGAAATATGCAAAGGGGTTGCAAGTTCTATTCGGGTCAAAGTTATCCACCGCGGAGATACAATCAATAATTCCATATGTAATAATCTCTTGTTTATTAGTGTTTCCCGATAAGTTTGGTTTTTTCGACAAATTATTACATATCAATAGAAGAGACTTTCCGATATATTCGGAGACTTGCGGTTTCTTCTTACCGTTTGCTTCGGCTTCTTTCAGTTTCTCTCTGTATTCAACCATCGCCGCGTACAGGTCTTTGTTGTTTATGTAGTTATTTTTTCTCTTAGCCATAAAATAGTCCTTTACTTTTCTCAAATATGCAGTATAATCATATATGTGTTCTATGAATAATATACTATACGTTTAGTGTTACTTTGTAGATCTTATACTTGAACTTCTCTTCGTTATAGATCTTTATACGTTCCATAAAGTGGAGCAGAGTGTAGTTCTTGCTTTCTTTCCAAGATATATCATCAGCAATATCAAAGAGAGTAGCAATCTCTTTACCTTCAGCCTTTCTCAGACCTCTACCGATAGATTGTAGGTTTCTAATCCTAGACTTACTAGGAGAACCAAATATGATGTTTTCGATATTAGGAATGTTAACGCCAGTGGAGAAAGTACCATAGCTGGCAACAATAATCGACTTCTTGTTTTCTTTAACAATCATACGAATCCTTTCTCTTTCTTCACCATCAACACCACCATAAACAAAGAACACTGGACAATCGGCTTCTTTGGAAATAATATCATATAGTGGTTTACCGTGCTTTTCTATAAATTGGAAAAGTAAAAGCGTGTTGCCTTCAAGGGAAAGCGTAAGATTCTTTATGAATTTGTTTCTAGCCTCATTACGAACTATGTAATCCATTTCGGCTTGGTAGTCGTTTGCTCTTGCTATCATCTGTCTAATATCTTTAGGATACTCAAGAACGATAGCTTTAATTCGGAACTCTGATAGATGTTTATCTTCGATAAGCTTTGCGGTGGTCGCAACCTTTCTTACTGGTCCAAACAAACCTTCAAGAACCAATTTGTGCGTTTGAGTGCCGTCTAAGCTTCCTGTAAATCCGAAACGATATTTACAATTTTCCATCTTGGTAAGAATAGAAGTAAGGGACTTTGCTTTGAAATTATGAGCTTCGTCGCCGATAACTACTTCATATTCATCGAACCAGTTTTTCTTTTCTTTATAAATCGACTGCCATGTAGTGATTACTACTTGTTTATCAGTGACTTTATCCTGCCCCGAATAAATCTTATGAATCTCGCCAGTAAACCCGTAATCGCGGAAGTCAGAAGCCATCTGATGAATAAGAGACGTAGTTGGTACGACTATAAGAGTTTTTCTATTATAATATCTGGTAAGAAGATAAATGATAAACGATTTACCCGAGGCTGTTGGTGATAATAAAAGACCACGTCTTTCCCTAACAGCGTGAATAAAAGCTTCGAGTTGATAATCCCTCGGTGGAAACTTTGTATTAAGTGTTGCCGCGAAATCCTTAGCTTCTTTAATAGAAAAACTTTCCTTTGAGAAGTTTTCATCAAACTCAATTTTGTAATTTCTTGCTTCGCAAAACTTTTCTAGATATGCAATAAGGCCAGTGTAGAGCGTCAAAGTCATAGCGTTGAAAAGGCGAATCTTACCATCCCAAATTTTATTTTTATAGGCTGGCATAAACTTGGCGCCTGGAACGTCGAACGTGAAATAATCGTTCAATTCGTAAGCAGTGCTAGGCTCGCAATCAATCTTAACGTAAACTTCGTTTAACTTTGATACTCTTAAAATTTCCATTACATACCATTAATAAATTTCTGCCAATCTATGGCCGCTCTAATATTATAGCCCATAGAGTTGAGCGTTCTAATTATCGATTCTAATGCTTGGATTTTTTCTTCTTGCAGACCAATTCTAAGAGAAAGGTTGATTATTTCTTGGTCTGCGCTCATATACATTGGTATATCGGCTTTAAGAATCAATCCTTTAGCTGGCAAAGTCCAGCCTTTCTTTACGGTTTCTTCGTTTGGACCTTGGGTAAAAAACTCGTATTTGTCTAATTTCAAAACATGCATATCAGATTCGTAAGTTTTTACGATCATTTTTTCATTAACTAAGAAGCGGTAATATTTGTGATGCAGCTTGGCCAGTTTAAGGGCGGCATCACCCAATTCGGTTTTATCGATATCGGAGTCTTTTTCCCACTCTTCCATTATAGCTTCAATTTTCATATTATCCCTTTCCTCTTTCATTTAAACATACTATATTAACGGGAAAATGTCAAGCAATATCTTGGATATTATACAAAGTATATCTAAATTGTGCAGAAGCTGTAATATAATTAACGTCTTGATTTGTTGTATTAAATTTTATGTCGGAAAGACTTATAGGGTGGGCGTCGATAAAGGTAATCTCATAGTTAGGCATTTTTGTGCTTGACAAAATCATTAGAGAAATATCCGAGTAAATACCTTCTCCAGTCATAGGGTCTTCTCTAGAAATATTTACATACTCTTGATAGCTTTCTGGTTTACCCAAACCTCTAATCCAGTTATGAATCTCAAGATAATTCTGTAAATCCTCGTCGACTTTAAAGTTAATATCAAGAGGCGCATAGTTGATATGCTCACCTGGAAACGGTATTACAACAAACGGGTTATTTGCTGCTGGTGGTGGCAAACTAATTGCTGGTATGTTTACTTGCTGAATGAAGAAGTTAACATGCGGGGCTTTCTTAATTTGAAACTTAAAATTAAGGGGTGAAAGAAAGTTTTTGTTCTCTGGTGTTTTATCTAAAGCTGTCATACTATTTCATGAACCTCTGTTGGACGTTTCAATACATCAGTGACATACGTGGCGCGATGGTGACCGCCAACTAAATGTCTTTCTCCTGTTTCTGGATTTTTTAAAACAATAGATCTCTGTACTGTTTTATCTTTACCGTAAAGTGTTGGCGCTCTACGTTTCTTTCCATCCTTTTCAACTTCTGACCATTTATCGCCAGTGTTGTTTGTGTTTTTCACATCATTTCGCGAATACACTTTTGTTTTGCCATTCTTAATAGCTTTATTCCACTCACCTTTGTCTTTCAACTGTGTGAGTCTTTTATGCACCCAATCGGGTAAAAAGGGTGATTCTGAATGCGAGGCTAGTTGATAATGGACTTCATCGTGTTCCGCGTCAGCATTAGGTTTTGTCCAATTAATTGGGCCACTATACGCTTCTTTTATAAAGTTTTTGAATGTTATCATTTTCATCCCCTTTACACCTATTTATATGTAAAAAAAGAGGGAGCAAAGCCCCCTCTATTTCCGTCGGTTAACCCGATCTTTTTATTAGACTTACATCAAATTGTTGACGATAATCTTACGGTAGTAAACGTTAGTGTTGATTTCAAGACCATCGTCACTGAACGCAGTAGCGCCCTTAGCGAATGGGTTTGCAACCATGCCGTAACGAGTCTTAAAGCCGATCTTTGGCTGGAATGAACCTGGATCAACTGCACGAACCATTTGTAGCGGAACGTATGGGCAGTAGAATAGGCCAGCGTCGAACGAAGAAGAACCCTTATAACCAACAGTTAGGTAGTTACCACCAATTGAGTATGGGTCGATGTATACGCGTAGACGACCATTTAGAACACCAGCGAAAGTGTTACCAGTGTCGTCGATTTGTAGGTTGTTCGAGTTAAGAGCAGGAGCGTAGTCAAGAACACCAGCCATCTGAAGAGCGGACGCAACGTCTGAAGAACAGATAACAACGTTACCTTTGCCTCTACGAGTTTCGATCGCGATTCTGTTAGCTTCACGCTCGAGTTGGAACATCAAGCCCTTGAACTTTTCAACTGACCAACGGCCATTCGAGTCAGTGTCAAGGTCGAACACGCCAGCAGTAGTAGTGTCATTCTGAGCGCCAACCTTAGCAGTTACGTTAATAGTACGGATAACTTCACGGTTGATTTCTGCAAGAATTTCTGCAGAAAGAATGTTGGCTAGTTCTGTTTCAGCGTCAAGACCGTGAATTGCTTTAAGGTCTTGCGCAAGTTCCATCGAGTATTCTGCTTTGAGCGCACGAGTCTTAGCAGTAACGGAAAGTTTCTCGATTGAGAACGCCATTTCTGGGAACGCAACGTTAGCAGTTTCACCAAGAGCTTCTGCCTGAGCAGTAGACATACCGCTACCAGTGTTATAAGTGTTAACAGCTGTTAGTGGAGAAGTGTTAGTTGCACCTGGAATAGCGCCAACTTGCTTCTGACCGAAAGTGTTAGCACCAGAAGTAACAGAAGCGAACTGAGTGTTAACTTCGTTATAGAAGGTTTCAGTGCCAGCTTGGTTCGAGTAACGCGAACGCATTGCGAAGATAAGACCAGTTGGACCAGTCATCGGCTGAACGCCAGCAATATCGTAAGCGATAAGGTTAGGCATCGAACGACGAACTAGCGAGATAAGAACTGGGTCGAAAGTGTCGATTGAACCAGAGGCCGCAGTTGACGAAGAAGCGCCCATTGCGTTAGTTGGTGCTTCGGTTAGG